AATAAATAATTTAGAATGTGAAGAGATTTATCAAGCACGACATTTGTTTGGACATTATTTGGCAGATTTACATGCAATAGATGATGAGAAGTCAGATTTGGTTGCGGATACCATTGCTGATATGATTAAATAATTTAAGAGATGAGGTAATAAAATAATGCAGAAATTAACACAATCATCAAACTCTGAAGTTAATGTAGATATATCTAAGGCAGAGACTTTGGAATGTAAAAAGTGCAATAACAATGTATTTCTTCTTACATATATTATTAAGAGAATATCGCCAATAATGTCACCGACAGGACAAGAAGCTGTAGTTCCAGTTCAAGTTTATTCTTGTGGTAGTTGTGGAGAAATTATGGAGATATATAAAAATCTAGTGGAGACTGAGGATGCCGATTTATGAGTATGTTTGTCCTAATTGTGGACACGAAGAAGAAGTTTTACAGAAAGTAGATGATAAGGCTCCAGACTGCCCTGATTGTGTAGAGTTAAAAAGTTTACCATTTTATAGTATTGAAAGAGTGGTAACTGAAATGAGAAGGAAAATTTCAAAACCCGCAGTTATATTTAAAGGAACAGGATTTTATGAAACCGATTACAAGAAAAAACCAGAACCGAAGGAAGATAAACCAAAAAAAGAAGATAAAAAGCAAGAATCTGTTTCATCACCTAAAAAATCTGACGGAGATTCAGAATAAAAATTATTGGGAATTTCTAACAGAAGGAGATAAGAAAACTTGGTCAAATTATATGATAAATCGTTTCTTATCTATGAAGGTGGAATGGGTAGATTTTGTAAATGAAATTCAGAAATATCCAATATCACCAAAAGATTTATATAGATTGTATATTGATATTTTACCAAAAGGGAAGCAGTGGCTTCGTTATGTTAAAGGGAGAAAAGAGATGGAATATCCACAGTGGTTGCTTGAATTAGTTTCAAAACATTTTAGCGTCAGTAATTTAGAATCAGAAGAATATGTTGATAGATATTATATGACCGAACAGGGAAAGGCTGAGTTATATTCTCTTCTTGAAAGTTATGGAACTGATCCAAGACAAATTGAAACTTTACATTTGAGATGAAACAAGTTGATTATGAAGTTCTATCTAAATTTACAGAGTATGATAAAGAAGATTTAGAATTTTATAAGGTTACAAATAATATAAATACTATAAATATAGATTATGGTGTTGAAGTAATCTTTGATTATTATCGAAGGCATGGATTCCCACATTACAGTATAACAGAACAAGAAAAGCATCAACACATGAAGAAACTTAGGAAGTTTGATGTTAATACTATTTTTATAGATAATCAAATTATTCAGACTATGCACTGTTTAAGATTAGCTTGGTCATATTTTCCATTTTTTTGGGAAATTAGATGTGGTGACGCAATGAAATCACCAATGGAAACTTTTAATGATGATGATAAATTTAAATCTACAATTAGGAAGGCCTGGAAGTGGCAAATGAAACATGGTAATGATGAAGAGGAAGAAGTGGAAAGAAATATATTTCGTGAAAATAGGTTACGACAATCACTTAAAATATATACAGGCACTCAATCAGTATCTAATTTTAGACCAACAGCAGCCAAACTAATATATGAGAAGTATGGTGGTGGTGGAGTTATAAGAGATATGTCAAGTGGTTGGGGCGGACGGTTATTGGGGTTTTTAGCATCATCAAATACTAAACATTATATTGGAACTGAACCTGCCACGAGGACATATAATGGGTTATTAGAAATGAAAAAAGATTTTACATATCTAAATAAGAAAGTTGATATTTATATGAAAGGAAGTGAAGATTTTGTTTCTGAAAAAGAATCACTCGATTTATGTTTTACTTCACCACCTTATTTCGATACGGAAAAGTATTCCGATGAGCTCACACAAAGTTATATTAAGTATCCATCAGAAGATAAGTGGGAGAATGGATTTTTAAGAAAGACTATAGAGAATTGTTATTATGGATTAAAAAAAGGTGGTTATATGTTATATAATATCGCAAATACACCTAAGTATAAATTTATAGAAGATGCAACTGTTAAAATTTCTAAAGAATTAGGATTTAAACAAGAAGAAACTCTCCAATTAACTTTATCTTCAGTTATGGGAGCTGGATATAAATATGAGCCAATTTTTGTTTTTAAAAAGGAGTAAATAGTGAAAGTTATAAAAGAAAGTAGTAAGAAGAAATCTTATCCGAAAAAGAAAGTCAAAAAGGAAAATTTAAGTCCAGCAGAACATTTGGAATTACATTATCCAATAATGACTCGTGAGTTTAAGAGATTACAACAGGAGGATTACGACTTGTTTTGTAAAAAACAATATGATTACGGTCCTTCAAATATTGCAATGGGTACTACATTAGAAAATGAAGAAGATGTTAAATTGTCTACAACTGGGTTGGTAGTACGAATAAATGATAAGGTTAATAGATTAATAAATTTAACTGTGAAGTCAGATAGAGAAGGAGTTACGGAATCTGTGAAGGATTCATTTCAAGATTTAACAAATTATAGTATTATGGCAAGAGTAGTTAGAAACGGAAAATGGGGAAAGTAATATCATATAGCCAATTTTCACAATGGGCTGCATGTCCTTATCGATGGAAACTGAATTACATAGATGAGCGCAGGGAGTTTGCTGGAAATATACATACTTTATTTGGAACAAGTATGCATGAAGTATTACAGAAATATCTTACTGTTATGTATACAGAAACTGCAAAGAAAGCAGACAGTTTAAATTTAGAGTCTATGTTAGAAGATAGAATGAAGGTGAATTTTTTGAAAATTAAAGAGGAGTCTGGAGAAGAATGTTGTAATAGACAAGATATGGCAGAATTTTATTCAGATGGAATATCCTTTTTAAAATGGTTTGTTAGCCGTAGGGGGCAGTATTTTCAAAAAAGGGGTTATGAATTACTTGGAACAGAAATAGCTATTAATTATGATTTGCCTGGAAATATAAGATTTAGAGGGTTTATAGATTTAATTTTATTTGATTCAACTGAAAGTAGATTGAAAATTTATGATATAAAAACTTCTACTATGGGGTGGAATAAATATATAAAAAAAGATAGGAACAAAACAGATCAATTATTATTATACAAACAGTTTTATTCAAAACAATTTGATTTTCCTATTAATAGAATTGATGTGGAGTTTTTTATAGTAAAGAGAAAATTATATGAGAATGTATCTTTTCCACAAAAAAGAGTTCAACAATTTTCACCAGCAAGTGGAACTCCAAGTTTAAATAAGGTATCATTGAGATTAAGTGAATTTATTAAAGAGTGTTTTACTGACGATGGACAATATAATATGGAACATATTTATAGAAAAGAAGCATCTAAGAAAAATTGTAGGTTTTGTGAGTTTAGAGAAATGCCAGAGTTATGTGATGCGAATTATAATAGGAGATAGTTATGTATCGAAACTTCAATAGTCACGTGAAATTATCTGTCAGATTGAAATTATCAGATTTTATTGGAACTGAAAAAGAAGAAGACGTTATGAATAAGATAAGTTCAATTTGGGACGATTTACATTTTCCATTTATGTTATACCTGTGGTATGAAGAAGACAAAGATATTTCACACGATATTTTGAAAAAATTTATAAAGAAGTGGGAAGGGAGTTTACATTATAAAACAAAGATTAAACCAGCCAATACTCAAACGTATAATGAATTTACGTGGTTTAATATTGTAAATTCTTGGGATGCCGATCCAAAACACAATTTTAGATTTCAGTATATCTATGCTGAAAATGATGTAGATGATTTGTTGAACGGCTTGGAAGAATTTTATAAAGCTGCTAAATTTTCAATATCACCGAAACCATCCAAAAAAGTTCAGAAGAGGAATGATTATGAAGAAAGTCGGCATAGTAGGCAGTAGAAAATATACTAATAAAAGAAAGATAAAGGATTTCATCTTCGACTTAAAGGAAAAGTTTGGAGACGAGGTAGAAGTTGTGAGTGGTGGTCAACCATTAGGAGCAGATGGTTACGCTAAGAAGTTTGCACTTGAATTTGGAGTTACATATAGAGAATTTCCACCAGCTCATTATTCTTATAATATGCATTGTGTATTGAACGAGAAAAATTATGGAAAACGGTATTATGTAAGTAATTTTTTTACAAGAAACAAACAGATAGCAGAATATAGTGATGTTATTGTTGCATTCATTCCAACGGGAGAGGAATCTAGGGGAACTATGAATACAGTTGGACATGCTAAGCGAATGAATAAAAAAGTTGTAATAATGGATTAAATAGATATATATGTATATATCGGAGACTTAAAATATGGATATTACTAAGCTAACTACGGTTAAGGTTTTAGAAGAGTTATATAAGAACTTTAAATCTGTTGGGCTAACATATGAATTTACTCTCCAAAAACTTGTCAATAGAACTATGGATTTATATGTTAAAGACAAAGAGTATAGAGAGAAAATTCACGAATATGATAATTTGACAGCTAGTGGCAGTAGGTTTTAATTGAAATGGATGGAGCTATGAAGAATACTGGAAGTATGACAAACAATAAAAATGTTGAGAGATTATTAAATAATATACTTAGAGTATTGATTAGAATTGAAAAACATCTACTCAAGGATGAACCTAAAAAAGAAGATACTAAACAGTTATTAATTGATTAAATAAAGAGGTTTTTATGGCAAAACGGAAAATTTTGTTGATGTCAGATGATTTAAGAATGTCATCTGGAGTTGGAACAGTTTCACGAGAGGTTGTATTTGGAACATTAGATCATTACGATTGGTTTCAGGTCGGTGGGGCTATAAATCATCCAGAAGAAGGCAAGCTTGTTGATTTAAGTGAAGAACTCCAAAAAGACACAGGAATAAAAGATGCTTATTTGAAGATATTTCCTGTTAGTGGTTATGGCAATCAAGAACTTGCACGAGATATAATTGCGGAAGAAAAACCAGATGCAATTCTACATTACACCGACCCAAGATTTTGGGGTTGGTTGTATCAAATGGAACATGAAATTAGGCAGCAGATGCCTATTTTTTATTATAATGTATGGGATGATTTACCGTATCCAAGATATAATGAATTCTTTTATGAGTCATGTGATTTGATTATGAATTTATCTAAACAAACTTGGAACATAGTTAATAATTGTGCAGTAAAGAAACCAAGAACAGATTGGGATTGTACTTATATTCCACACGGAATAAATGATACCCAGTTTTACAAAATTTCAGAGTTACACGATGAGTGGGATGAGTTTGAAAATTTTAGAAATAATGCACTTAAGGATATGGATATAAATTTTATTGTTTTGTGGAATAGTAGAAATATTCGTAGAAAAGTACCAGGTGATGTAGTATTAGCTTATAAAACATTTTGTGATATGTTACCAAAAGAAGATGCAGACAAATGTGCATTAGTTATGCACACTCAGCCTGTTGATGAAAATGG